CTCACCCAAAACCGTGACGGTTTAATAAGCGTATTTTATAGTTATATGAAAAATCCATACGCAACTTTTAGTGCTGGTGGTAAACAAGACAGGCCAAAAACCCGTGACCCTAAATTACTTATTGGTAAGTCTATACGGGATATTGCGTCCCAGGTAGTGGCTAATAAATTAAGGGCTATATCAGTATGAGTAAAAGAAATAGCATTACAAAAGCACTAGCTGAAAAATTAAAAACAATTAATGGAACAGCTCCTTATACAACTAATTTGTTTAACAATAGTTATGCAAAACTAAAATTCTGGGACGAAATCCAGGACTTTCCTGCTGTATATCTTGTACCAGGTACTGAAGTACGTGAATATCATCCAGCAAACTTTACTTGGTGTTATTTAAATATTTCAATCAAGGTTTATGTTAGAGATCAAGACGATACTCAGAGCCAACTAGAAACCCTACTGCGCGATTTAGAAACATGTATCAATAATAATCGCGCACTAGTCTATGACCAAGCTAACAGCTTGGTAACGACTGAAATATTAATTCAGTCTATAATGACCGACGAAGGGCTACTAGTTCCTTATGGTGTCGGAGAGATGAACTTACAAGTGCGATACGCACTACAATAACGTTACCGGCACCAAAACAGATAAATGTCTAGTAGGTGTGCCTTACGTTTTAACCACAAGGAAATAAAATATGGCATTTAATTTAATTCGTAATAGTCGCGTATTTTACACAAGCAATGTAGATGCAACTACAGGTGCAGTTAAAAGTACGGGATTTACTACAGCTAATACTCGTGAAATTCAAGTTTTGGAAGGATTCTCATTCTCACAAAGCACTACCTCAGAAACGATCACACTAAACGAAGCTGGTGCAACACCAGTTCGTGGACAGCGTAGTTTTAATACTGCACTAGATCCAGTTGAGTTTTCTTTTACAACTTATATGCGCCCAGCAGATACTGGTACTAATATTAGCTGTGAAGAAGCTGTTTTGTGGAACGCAATGTTCTCGGCTTCTGAAATTGGCGGTGCAAATCCTGCTTGGACAGACGGTCTTACTAAAGCTGACTGCGTAGTTACTAACTCAGATAAACACCAATTGTTAGCTTTTGGTATGGTTATTGTGGTTGACGCTACAACTTTTGTTATCGATAACTGTGTATTAAACACAGCAACTATTGATTTCGGTCTTGACGCTATTGCTTCAGTGCAGTGGGCAGGACAAGGAGGTGTGTTACGCCAAATCACTAACCCAACAATCGGCTCTGGAACCTTTACTGGTTCACTTGCTGGTAACTTTTTAGCTAAAAACACAACAGCTCCTTATATTGCTAACAAACTAAGCGTTGTTACTTTAGATGAAGGTATTGCTGAGGGTGGTACAAGCTACACTCTGCCAATTACTGGTGGTAATTTAACAATTAGTAACAATGTTACTTATTTAACTCCTGCTAATTTAGCTACAGTTAATAAGCCTGTTACCTATTTTACAAGTACACGCTCTATTACTGGTAGTTTAAACGCTTACTTACGTACAGGTACCGGCAGCAGCCCTTTGTTTACAGCTGACTTAATGAGTTCTATGTTAACTAATTCTGCAACCGCTATTAGCCCTGCTTTCTTTATGAAAATATCGGTTGGTGGTACTGGTAGTACTAAAGTTGACTTTACAATGCCTGGTGTTGTGTTAACAATCCCAACAGTTAATGCTGAACAAGTTGTTTCAACAACTATTAACTTTACGGCTCAAGGTACTGCAAGTGGAGCGTTTGATATCGGTACAGCCAATGAACTGGCCATCGCTTATACAACCCCTAACGCAGCCTAATAAACTGATCTGGGCTAAGCATGGTGCTTAGCCCATTGTATTCACAAATAATAAAAATATGTCTGAAATTTCTTTAAAATCCCTTTTAGTTCCAAGTAAATCTGTTGAAGTTGAATATCCAGGCATGCCTGGCTTCAAAGTCAATCTTGCATTTTTAAGCCGCGAAACACTGCTTAACATTCGTAAGAAATCAACAAAAACTTCCTTTAAAAATCGTCAAGCCACAGAAGAGTTTAATGAAGACTTGTTCTTGCAACTCTATGTTGAAGCAGCCGTTAAAGGTTGGACAGGACTTAAATTATCCTATCTTGAACAACTTGCACCTGTTGATCTAACAGGTCAAAAACCTGATGATGAACTAGGTTTTACTTCTGAAAACGCACTGTACTTGATGAAAAACTCAAGTAACTTTGATGGCTTTATTAGTGAACAGGTCTCAGATTTGGGAAACTTTTCGAAGAGCAACTAAGTCGAGTTACTGGGTTGCTCACAAATTATATGCAAAATAACAGTGTTGCAATGTCAAAAGAAGCATACTTTGAAATGTGTGAAGCTTTAGGCAATGAACCTGCGGATAGCGAAATTCCTGTGGAGTTTGAAGACTTTCCGCTGGAAGTTCAACAAGCACTAATTGCATATAGGATGCTTCGAGATGAGTGGGATTCAATGAATGGTATTTACTTAGGTAAATCACTAATCGGTATTTCAGAAGTTTTAGAAGCTACAGAAATTGATCAAGAAGATAGAAAGTTTATAACTATGCTTGTACGCACCATAGACGGTGTAAGAATACAAGAGATCAATAATAAACAAAAACTTGAAAAGCCCGCTAAGTAATTTAGTGGGCTTTTTTATGCTTTGAAATTTTAGATATTGACAATTTTGACCATATGTGCTATAATGGTCCTAATGAAAAATATCTAAATTTTTTAATAATGCCACTTAACCATTCAAGGAGGGGGCTTAATGTCAAAAATAACTGTAGGCTTTGAGCTAAAAGACGCAACAAAGTCGGTTGACGGAGTAGATGCTTCAGGCAAACGCTTAAATAAAACCCTTGAGCGTACTCAAGAGTTAATGAAGGGTACTAGAGGCGGTGGTGGAACAAGATCTGCAGCCGCTGCGTTTGGTCAAACTGAATATAATACAGCTCGCGGAACTGTAGGCACAGGTGCAAGCGGTCGTGATTTTGCAAAACAATCGCGCGAACTAGACGGTTTAGTTCGTTTATATGCTGTGTATGCTGCTAACATCTTTGCCGCAGGTGCTGCTTTTCGCGCACTTAGCGAAGCTATGAATACCACAAATATGATTGCTGGTTTAAACCAACTAGGTGCTGCCAGCGGTGTAGCCATGGGTGGTTTAGCAAAACGTTTTTCAGAAGCTAGTGGTGGAGCTATTAGCTTACGTGAATCTATGGAAGCAACAGCAAAAGCAGTTTCCAGTGGATTGTCACAAGCACAATTTTTAAAACTGGGTGATGTTGCTAAGAAAGCTTCGCAGGCATTAGGCGTTAATATGTCGGATGCCGTTAGTCGTTTGACTCGCGGTATTACTAAACTAGAGCCTGAATTGCTAGACGAATTGGGTATCTTTACTAAAGTTGGTAAAGCTACTGAAGATTATGCACGTGCTATTGGTAAACCAGTTTCGGCACTAACAGACTTTGAACGTCGTCAAGCTTTTGCTAACTCAGTGCTTGAGGAAGGTGCAAAGAAATTTGGACAAATTGATATTCCTACTAATCCTTATGATAAGTTATTAGCTACCCTAAAGAATGTAGCTCAAGCAGGATTAGAAATTGTAAATAACGTACTAGCACCTTTTGCTAAATTACTATCTAATAACACGGGCTTATTAGTAGGTGCTATTGCGTTAATTGGTGCTAAAATTGTAAAAGATGCGTTACCCGCTATTGGCCAATGGCGCTCAGGATTAAAAGATGCAGCTGATGAGGCTCGCAAACGCAGTTCAGATATTGCTGCAAGTTTTGGCGAAGGCTTTGTTGAACGCACAAACGCAGCGTTTAAAGTACCTCAGTTAGAAGCTAATTTAAAGAAATCAGAAGAAGCATATCGTGCTAGCCGAGCTAAAATGGCTACAATGGATACAGATCTTTCCAAAAAGCTGCTTAAAGGGGGTGCTGGAACTGATGATAAAACTTTAAGATCAGAGCAAACCAGATATAGTAAAGAAATAAATGCATTAAGACGACAGGGTTTAGACATAAACAATGCCCAAATTTTAGCTCTTGAAAAAGAGCGAGCAGTAATTCTTGCGCTACGCAACGATATGAGGGCTCTTAACGCAGCACAAGATGCAGCATTAACTAAAGCAAGTGGTGGTAGTATGTTTGAAAGAGCAGGAGACTTTTTACGTACTAGTGCTGCTAAAGGTGCTCGCGACAAAGCCACAAGATTAGACATATTAAGTAATGTAAGCGTAAATCAAAGAGAACAAGGTTTTGGTCCTGCTATTAGTATGATGATGAAGGATCTCGACACATTACCTGGTAAATTAAATAAAGTACGAACAGGTATTGCAGGTATTGTTATTGCAAGTGCAGGTTCAATTGGTACTGCTGTATCAGGGTTAAGTAGGTTCTTAGGACCTGTAGGTATCGGTATAGGAGTACTAACCGCTGCACTCCCATTATTTCGTAGTAACGAGGAAGCTGCTGCAAGATTTTCAAGCTCACTAGACTTATTAAAAGAAAACTCAGAAAACGCTTTCCGAGTTTTAGAAAGATTAAGCAAATTAGATCCACTAGAACGAATCTCTGTAGATAATATATTTGCCAAAGGAACAGCTCTTGAAAGCTTAGGCACAAGTATGTCTAAAGCTTTCACAGATATTGAAACAGAAATAAAGAACCGCAATTGGGCTGACAGTACTATCAACTTTTTGTCAAGTATTATAGGCCGTAGCTCGGAACAATTATTAGCAAAACAAATAGGCAACTCATTAGAGAATGCTATAAAGTTATCTGCTAATGGTACCGCTATACAGCAAGAAATTGCAGAGCTATTAGAGCTACCTGCTGAATCTTCTTTAAAAGCAATTGAAAAAGCTTTAGCTAACTCTAGCCCTGCTATAAGAGGTGCTGTTGCTAAAGTTATAGAGGATGCAGGTAAAAAAGCAGTAGCTTCTGCAGGTTCTCTTAAAACTTTTAGAGAAGGTCTAGCAGAAAGCAGTAAGATTTATCAAGACCTTATAAATACTACTAAAAACGCTACTCCATTAACTAAGTTTGCAGAAGAAAGCACAAAAAAGATCTTAGAGTTAAATAATGCATTAGAAGGTGCAAATTTACCAGAAAAACTTACCGAACTAACTAGACTTAGTACAGACATTAATTTTTTACAACTATTCCCATTAGAGGCTGCAAAGAATATCTTATCAACCTCAGGTGAGTTAAAAATTCTTAGCACAGAATTAGCAGAAGTAGAACGTAGACAGACACTATACAACAATGCTATAATTGATCAACAAGCTATTCTAAATAAATATGCTGGCCGTCGTAGAGATAGTCTTACTGGTATTGCGGCCACAGAATTTGAACAAGCTACGGATGCCGTAAAGCGTCTTAAAGAAGCAAATACTGGACTAGATACTACAAGAAATACTATTGGCATTTCACTACAGAGTGCTCAAGCAAAATTTTCAACCGCAATGAGAGAAGGTTTATTAGCTAATATTGACACTTTTACCTCAAACTTAGTTGCAGCAGCAGCAAAAGCTGGTCTAGAACTTCAGAAAGCAGCTTTAGGTGGTGTAGCAGATCCTGTATTAAAAGCAGAAATTCAACAGAGAATTGATCTTGAAGCAATTAAGATAGATAGAAGTTTATTAAAAGTGCAGATGAGCTTAATAGACTCTACTGATAACTTACGTTTAGCTATACTGGAATCTGCTTTTGAAAGCAAGTTAAGAGACAGAGGTCTTTCAGGACTAGAAGGTGGTGATCTTGAAAACGCAATACTTCGCAATCCTGCTAACAGAGATTTAGCAGATGACAGAAGACTTATTACTAGTATTAAAGAAAATAGAGGAAAAACTCTTACTCAACTACGCGCTGAAACTGCATCCGCTGGCCGTGACACAGGCCAACTTGGTGGCATTGCCCCAGCAAGCACTTTGAGAGGTTTAAGCGAAGTTGTGGGCTCAGCTCAAGCACGTGCTGCGGTACAACAACAACTGCAAGCGTTAGATAATACAGAAAAAATGGTTGATTTAAAAACTAAACTTGACAAACTTGATGGTGAAAGTTTTAACAAGTTAAAAGAGCTGGGAGATCAGCAACGAAAAATTGACCAAGATCAAGCAGCACTTGCAGCTAAAAAAGAATCAATGACTGAAGCTGCTTTTAACGCAGATAATGAAGCTTTTACACTGCAAAAATCAAAACTCGCTATTCAAATAGAAAGCGAAAAATCTAGCTTAGCAGTAAAGAAAGCAGAAGCGGTCCAAGGACTCTTGCTGTCAGAAGAAGCTAAAAAGAATTTAGAATATGTCAAACAAAATGCTGATATAGCAAAAGGATTGACCAAAGAAGAGCGAGATCAAGCAGATGCTGCAGCAAGAAAACTTACAAGCGTTTCATCAGCTTTAGGTATCAAAGACCGCGAAATCAAAACTTCTGAGCAAGCGTTTATTGTTAGTTCTGCTGCTTTAGACAAAGAAATCTCAATCAATAAGATAGCCCAAGATAATTTAACTTTGCAGGGTCAACTGGGCCTGCTTGATGACGAGTCTTTAAGAACGAAATTAAACATATTAAAAGTCGAAGAGGCAAAACTAGAGCAAACCAAGCAATTAAGTGCAGCTCAACGTGCATACAATCAAGAAATTGAAAAATTAGACCGTGATAAAGCTGCAGCAGGCGGAACTTATGTAGGTCAGAGAAAAACAGATGACGAGACAGCACGTGCACGACTATTAGAAAATCTAGGGGCTCAAAGATCAGCAATTTTACTAGTAACGGACGCGCAAATTAAAAGTGCTGAAGTTCAAAGAGACACTACTAACAGACAGCTAGCATATACTGAATTATTTAAGAACGCCTTTAAAGGTATGGAAGATGCTATTGTTAACTTTACTAAAACTGGTAAGTTAAGTTTCAAAGACATGATTAACAGTTTTATAGAAGGCTTATTACGTTACGAAATACAACAACAACAAATAGCATTATTCTCAGGAATGGGCGGTGTTGGCGGATTAACAAAGTTGCTAATTTCTGCTTTTAGCATGACACCAAGTAGCCGTTTTGGTATGGGCGGGGGCGGTGCTGATCCATTAGATTTTGTTGCTAAAGGCGGTGTTTATGATGCTGGTTTAAAAACGTTTGCCAAAGGCGGAATGTTTACTAATTCAATTGTTACTGAGCCAACTTTATTCAAGTTTGCTAAAGGCACTGGCATGATGGGCGAAGCAGGCCCCGAAGCCATTATGCCCCTAAAGCGGGACAACAATGGTAATTTAGGAGTTCGTGGTGGTGGCAGTAAGGTCGATGTAGTTGTTAACAACTATGGAAGCGAAAAAGCAACTACCAAAGAAACCACAGATTCACGTGGAAATCGTCGTATCGAAGTAATGATTGGGGATATGGTAGCAGGCGAATTAAATCGCGTAGGCTCAAACACTCAACAAGCAATGACAGCCAGCTACGGCACATCACCCCTAGTGGCAAGGAGATAATAAATGGCAGTATTACTATGGCCTACAACGCTTCCGCAAGTGCCTCAAAAAGGCTTTACTGAATCAATTGGAATTAATATTATACGTTCACAAACAGATGCTGGTCCTGCGAAACAAAGACGCAGGACTAGTCGTCCTAATGAAATGAATGTAAACTTTTTAATGACTACTGCACAAACGCAAACACTAGAAGCGTTTATTAAAAATTTACCTACTGCTGTTCCACCCGGAATTAGTGGTACTAATCGTTTTATTTTTCCACATCCAAGAATACTTGGTACAACCGTAGAAGTACGAATTGTACCTGGTAATGGTGGCGAGTTTTTTAGTTGTCAATATGTGGCACCAGGATACTGGTCTACCGGTCTTAAATTTGAAGTAATGCCATGAGCAGACTAAATAGCTTATCCCAATCTGCTGTTAGAGCAATGTTTGCCTCGGAAACTCCTGAGGCACTAATTTTATTGATTACTATTACTAATCCAGCAGATCTTACAGCTCCTATTCGTTTAGCAGATGGCTACACGAATCGTATTGCCTCACTTACAACAGACAACGAAATAGTTTACGGTGTAACTAGTAATTCAAAAGATTACGTATTTTTGCCTATGCAACTATCGCTACCAGGAGAACAAGAAACTGGAGCGGCACAGTGTAGCTTAGTTTTAAATTTTGTTACCAAAGAAGCTATTGAATTGATTCGTACGTATTTAACGACCCCTGTTAGTGTACAAATTGATCTAGTATTAGCTAGTACTCCTGATCGCATTGAAACCAGCTTTTCAGGTTTTAAAATAACTAGTGTTACTTACAGTGCAGATCAGATAACTTTTGATTTAAATATGGTTAGCCTTAGTCGTGAACCATTTCCTTGCTTTACGTTCACTCCAGCCAACTTTCCAGGACTATTCTAATGAAGTATAATAAATATATTGGATTACCTTATGCCACAAACGGCAGAGATGAAAGCGGAATTGACTGCTGGGGATTAGTGCGTTTATTTTATAAACAAGAGTATGATATTGAACTGCCTAGCTATACTGAAGAGTATTCAGGTGCTTACGATACTCGTATTCTTGGCATGATGGATCTTTATAAAAATAACTGGGCACAAGTCTCAAAGCCTGAAGTCGGCTCCGTTATAGTATTCAATATATTAGGCGAACCTTTTCACGTTGGCGTTTACGTTGGAGAAGAAAAGTTTATACATGCTCGTGATGGCATGGATAGCGTTGTAGAATCTATTAATAGCCCTAAATGGGCTAAACGCATCGAAGGTTATTATAAGTACAGTACACAAGCTAGCACAATGCTAGCAGGTAAGCCACACCCCTTTAAACAAACAAATTATACAGACATAGCTATTCCTGGGTCTACACTATCTGCTGTATCCCAAAACTTAATTGATACTTACAAGATTAGCGACTACTTTGCTAAAAAATTAATATTATTTTTAGACGGCGTTAAGGTTCCACACTCAGAGTGGGACTCAGTTCGAGTACAGGCTGGACAACAAATTGTCTATAAAGTTATACCTGAAGGCAAAGAAGCTTTCCGTATGATTGCTATGATTGCTTTAATATATGTAGCTAACGTATACGGAGCAGAGCTAGGTGCAGCAATGGGCCTAACTGAAGGCGGAGCAGTTGTAGCAGGGTATACCGAAGCAGCAACTGTAACTACAACAGGTAAAATTGTAGGTACAATGGCTATTAATATGGCAGGTATGGCGCTTATTAATGCCGCCTTTCCTATTCGCCCATTAAGTGGTAAAGATCCTGGAAGTGCTGCACCCGTCAACGCGTTTAGCGGTGCAGCAAATCAAAGCAATCGCTATGGCGCAATACCTGTTGTGCTTGGAAAAATGCGTGTTACCGCAATGCTTGGAGCAATTCCTTACGTTGAAACATTAACAGACACTAGCTTATTACATTTATCTCTTGTATGGGGGTTTGGACCGCTAGCAGTTGATGATATTCGCGTAGGTGCAAAAACTTTATCAGAAGTTTACTACACTAGCCAAGCTACCATGGGTCAAGATACCCCCACACCTGTTACTATATACGGTTTACCACAAGAAGCCACAAACGGAACTTTAGATAGATTTGATAAACTATATCCAACAGATGTAGAGCAGCAGTTTCCACAGATTGAGCTAGTTAATAATTCAACAGATGGAAATCCTCCAGCAATTATTACACTAGCAGATTTTGCTGAAGATATTGATGTTGCATTTACCTTTCCAGAAGGTATGCGCAGGATTAGTACAAAAGATGGAAAAATTAGTGAAGCAACTTGCGGAATTCAAGTTCGTTTACGCAAAGAAGGCGAAACAGCTTGGTCAACATTACCAGCATATCATTTAGGCAATTACGCTTCACCTACCCTATCTGATGTAGGTTTTAAAACTACTGTTAGCTCCGGTCCTTATTACACAAATACTAATACAGGTGAACTAGAAGCTTTATTTAAATGGTATATATTTGCTATGTCGCCTGGAGGTGGTGTAGAAGTATTTAGTGGAGCAGCTACAGACGTAAAAACCGCAAACCCATCGCCTTGGTTAGTAACATTATATACACAAGGTTCATATGCTTCTTTTGTTGGTACTGATAATAATACAGCTTTAAGACTGCCAACAATTCCAAACGGATATAAAAAACTTCATACAATATGTTTTCAAGGCGTTGCGTATTTACCAGACGATACAATATCCCATCTAGCCACTACTGCTACTACTGTAGTAGAAGGTCTGGCTCTTACTTCAGTATTAAGAGCCCCACAGCTTGATTCTAGTAATCAGCCTGTTTTAGATAGCGATAACAATACTCTATACACTAGTGACTATATAGTTACAATAGGTGCTGGACGTTTTGTTGACAATTCAGTTGCAGCCACAACTCCGCAACTTATATTTAGCTCTACTCAATTTTCTACTATTACTCAGCCAAGTGGGGTAGCAGATTGGCGAGGCTGGAATCAGTTTCTAAAAGATTATGGGGTCTGGGACAGTAACATAAATAATGTTAATTTTGATAAAACCGCAACAGTAACTTTTCCTAAAGCAGGATACTATGAGATTTGGGGAGTTGCTGACGATGAAGGTTCTATACTAATTGACGGTGCTAATTTAATTACACTAACTAAAAATGCTTATGGGTCTTTGGCAAAAACATGGTTTTATGCTGAAGAAAATAGTGTTCATACTGTAAGAATGAAAGCTGTAAACTCACAAGGCGGTTTAAAAGCAGCAGCTTTAGGTATTTGGTATACTAATAACGCTGGATTAAATATTACTAACAACATGGGTGGTGAGTTAATATTTGGTAGGGATGGTTTCTTTTCTCAACGAAAAGACGCATTTAATTTTGTTTATAAAATGCGCGGCTTACCACGAGCAAAATACTCGTTACAAATACTAAGAACAAATAATGATGTAACAGAAAGAGAAGAAGATCCAGATTATAGGTATTATACCAAAGCAATACTTTACGGCGTAACTGGATATAATAAACAAACCTTAAATTCTAGCAATCAACTAGTGCCTATTCGTGTTGTAAAAAATCCTCCTAATTGTTACTTAGCAAGAACTTTTATTAAATTGCAAAGTACTAATAAAATAAATGGAAGTTTAGAAGGAGTAAATGCTTTAGTACAAACTAAAGCTAATGTACTAAATCGTCAGACAAATGATTGGAAAACAGTAGACGTAACTAATAATCCAGCTGCTTTATTTATTTACGTACTAACACATCCTGCCAATGCTTATAGAGTAGCGGATAATATTACAGATGCTGCAAATTACATAGACCTAAATGCACTAGCAGAGTGGTTTAAATTTTGCGAACCTATGACTTATGCAAATGGCAAATATACAAAAGATACTACTAAACCTTGGCTTACTTACAATGCCGTAATAACTAGTGTTAGTAGTGTTATGGATGTATTAAAAGATATTTGTTCAGCTGGTAAAGCTAGCCCGAATTACATCGATGGAAAGTGGACAGTAGTTATTGACAAAGAACGTTCAGGAGTAGTTCAACACTTTACTCCACACAATAGCTGGGGTTTCGAGTCTACAAAAATACTTCCACGCATACCAGATGCATTCCGTATTACTATTGCTGATGAAGAAAAAGGTTATCAAGCAAATGAGTATAGAGTATACAATGTTGGCAAAAATGAAAGTAATGCAGAGTTGTTCGAAGAAATTAGCTTGCCCGGTGTAACTAACTTTGCTCAAGCAAAACATATTGCTCAATGGCACATGGCCCAGTTAAAATTACGTCCAGAAATGTATTCATTAAATGTAGACTTTGAATACTTAGTTTGTAATCGTGGAGATGTAGTACGTGTTACACACGATGTTCCTCTTTGGGGTAACGGCAGTGGGCGTATTAAAGCTTGTCAAGTAAACAGTATAAATATATCTTTAACAGAAGACGTTTATTTAGAAGCCGGTAAGTCTTATAATATTCGAGTCAGAACTAATACTGGTGCTAGTGTATTAAAAACTTTAACAGCAATTTCAATAACTGGTTACTATGATACTATTAGCTTAACTACCGCATTAATAACTGCTGACAATATAAATCCTGATGATTTATTTATGTTGGGCGAAATAAGTAAAGAGTCACAAGAACTCGTTGTATTAAGCATCGAAACTTCTGGTAATATAAGTGCAAAACTTACACTAGCAGACTATTCACCACAGATTTATACTGCAGACTTATCAGGATACTTAGCTTATAACTCAAACATTACAAGTACTGCTAATTATTTAGTTGACTCAATAATTAAGGAAGCACCTACTATTGTTTCAGTAAATAGTGATAGTGCTATTAGTGAGCAAATCACTACCGGAACTTATACTAATACTGCTATTGTTAGTTATACTAATGCGCCAGGTTTAAGTAAAAGCGCTGAGCGCGTACAGCTACAGGTAATAGCTGGAGACGTAATGTTTGATACTGCCTCACCATCATACTATGCTAATAAAGATACTTCTAGTATCTTTGTGCAACAACTTACTTCTGGTATTATTTATAAAGCTAGGGTTAGGTATACTAACGGTAGCGGCACTATTGTAGGACCTTGGTCTGATACCTTTTGGTTTACAAATGCTGGAAAAACAATTAACGGATCTGCTGCGCCGCTACTAACCCTAGACTTAGACCGTACTTTTGTTGTTGTAAAACCAGATGTTACATTGCAAACACCTGACTTTTTAACTTATGAGTACAGATTATTTAAAGATACGGGCATAGAAGATTTCTGGGAATTAGATTTGATAACAAACAATATTAAAGTTATAAAAAGTACTGGTGAAGCTAGGTTTGATCTTCGCGAACAACCAAGACCACGACTTTCACAATCTGGAGTTACTTATAGAGTGGCTTGTAGAGCATTAGATAAACAAGGTAATTATAGTACTATAAGTACTCTAGGAACAATAGTTGTTAGAACTATTACTTAAAGGATAAGCATGGCGGCATATTTATATCCAGGCATAAAATCATTACAGTTAGTATTGGACAAACCATACGATGCTATTAGAACCACAGATGTTAGGGATGACCTGGCATCTGTGAAGGTATGGTACTCATTAGTTAGCGGATTTAATCCAAATAATGGAGAAGGCACACTTGTGCCTTCTGGTAACAGCTTAAGTGTAATTATTACTGGATTAACACCTAACACCAGATATTATGTAAAATATGCTTTTGTTAGTGCAATCGATGAAGATGAAGTAGATCCAGCTGGCCCTACGGGCCCTGGATCTTATACAGTTTCTGCACAGTTAACAGCCGTGGTTTTTGACGAAAACGTAACTGTTTACGGCAATCTAACAAACGATCCTGTACCTATAGTAACAAAAGCTGATGGCACTGGCGGAGACTTTACTAATGCTACTGGTGTTTTCAGGGTATTTAACTTAAGTCAAGAAGTTACTGGTGGAATGGGTTTACCTACAGGTACAGGCCCTGTTTACGCTATTAAAGCTAATAGCTTGGATAGCCTTACTGGAGCAGTTATAAATGCCACAACAGGTGTTTATAGTTGTACTGGTCTAACGGACGATGGTGGTAACGTTACTTTTACAGCTACTTATAATAATATAGTTGTAGAACAAACATGGAATGTTTATCGAGCCAAAGCTGGAGAAACTGCACCACTAATTCAACTTAGTACTCCTAACAAAGAGTTTCTTTACAAGGATCAGTTTGCTACAAGCTCACTAACACCATCAACTACAATTACTGCACGTTTAGTTAATTTAACTGGTACTCCTACATTTACTGTTCAAGCTTTTACCCGTGAAGGTACTAGCCTTGGAGCTATTGCTTTTACTCAAGCTACAAATACAATAACAATTACAAAAGCTCAATTTGATGCACTTGGCGTAACTATTGGTACTGCAACGGTAACTGCTACGCTAGGTACAGTATCAGATGTTCTTACCATTTATCGTATTAACGATGGATCAGAACAAATTACTGTTGAATTGGTAAATGAATCACATCAGATTCCTTCATATCAAGATGGTACAACTACCCTTAGTAGTTATCAAGGCAGCGGCACAGTTATTCAAGTCAAAGAGGGTAATACTTATTTAGCCGTAGATACTAGTAGCCCTTTTGCTAACGGCACATGGAGAATAACTACTATTGATGATGTTAATATTGTATGCGATCCAACTCCTGGTGTTTTTGCAAACTATATTGAATTTGATACACACTCTGCTATGGATGACGACAAGGATGTTGCATACATAGATTATACAATTACTGGTAAAACAAGCACTGGAAAAGACTTTACAATTGTAAAACGTCAAAGTTTTGCAAAGTCAAAAGAAGGTCTAAAAGGAGCTACTGCTCGCGCAGTATCTATTGTAGCACCTGGTCAAATATTTATAACTGCAAAAAATACTACTACAGTATCGCCTGCAAGTATTGTACTAACTGCTATTCAAAGTAATTTTGTTAACCCAACTTACACTTGGTTAGTAGATGGCGTTGCTCCTACATCAACTATTGGCACAGCTAGTACTAACACGTTTACGCTAAACAGTTTTGCAGCAGTAGGCTCAAAAACTGTTAGAGTTACTGTTACCGAAACAGTTGATAGCGTAGCTTACTCAGAGTTTGATATTTTTACAGTATACAGTTTACGTGAAGGCGACGATGCTTTTATTGGTGGACTTTCCAACGAAAATCAAACAATTAGCTGTGATAGTGCAGGCGATCCTATAACAGGACAGTTTCCGCTTACTAGTACGTTTTATGCAGCACTTGGAATAACCTTTTTAACTGCTTCAACTACTCCAGCTGTTACCTTTGCAAAAGTTAGTTATAGTGGTAGCACCGTTGCTAATGATTGCACTATTAGTGCTGCAGGTGTTATTACAATTAATGCACTTAATACAAATAGTGCAGTCGCTGTGTTTACTGCCACTATTAACAGTGGTACTGCAAATGCAAAAACCATTACTAAAGAATTATCGCTAAATAAATCCAAAGATGGTGTTAAAGGCGACACAGGCGAAGGTATTACTCAGATATACATTCGTAGTACTTCTAACCCTCCGGCAACCCCTGCAGCTAGTGCAGGTACTCCCAGCGGTTGGTATGCAACTGTAGCAGCAGCAACAGGAACTGATCCATTATGGACAAGTTTTGGTAGCCGTGCAGTTAATGCTACTATGTACACTTGGCAAACACCAGTTCGCGTTGAGGGCACAACTGTAATAAATCCACCGTTAAAAAATTCTACTGGATATTTGTACTATGACACAGCTTCTGCAACTGCTCCAACTGCTCCTACAGCAAGCGGGTATGTTTTTAGTACGGGAGAGTTTGGTACTATAACTAGTGGCTGGTCTACAACTATTTCGGTCGCGCCTGCTGATGCTAGTTTAAAGATGTGGGCAGTTCGTTATAGTGTACAAGAAACAGTTGCTGGTGGTGCACAAACCGTAACAATTAGTTCTGTATTTACTCATCAAAACTTTAATGGTTTAGTAACTTTTACTAATAACACCTATGCTACTCCTAGTACGGTAGACACTAAAATTACTACTGCTACTACAGGGTTAGTAACAGGTGCTACTGTAGACACTAAAATTAGTACTGCTACATCAGGGTTAGTAACAGGTGCTACTGTAGACACTAAAATTAGTACTGCTACATCAGGGTTAGTAACAGGTGCTACTGTAGATTCAAAGATTACTACTGCTGCATCTACTGCTACGTTTGCTAATAGTGTAACAGCGGCCGCTACAATTATTGACGGGGCTAAAATTACTACTGGGTTTATTGCAGCAGAAAGACTACAAATCGGAAAAGATAGATCTACTGAATTAAGTGGGAACTTTATAAGAATGTTTGATAATAGAATTATAGTGTACCAAAATAATGTTGCTCGTGTTATTATTGGAGATTTAAGTTAATGGCTACTACTATATATGGCATAAAAACTTTTAAAGCCGACGGCACTACCGTTGTTTTGCAGCCATCTACGCCAAGTGCAGTATATGGTCAAACATTTACACTAACAGATAGCCCGGCTGAAACAACTGGATATACACGACGTGTAGCAATTCCTACACGCACTGGATTTTTTAACTACTTTAAAGATTTTCCAGAGTATACTGGACGAAGTATAAGGCCTATTCAACTTCGTCCAGGATTACACTCTTGGGAATTAGGTGTCGGGGACGGTACCAATAACTCAACAATTGGAGTTCCTTATATTACTTGGTTTCGAAATACATATACACCAGGAGACGCAGGACTTTTCATACCCACATTTTCATACACAGACACAGTTTTATATGTTTTTGTTAAATAAGGTAACCTATGGCATACGGTCTTAGAATTATAAACAATAATAATGAACTATTAATAGACAGTGATTACGTTAACCCTACTTTTATACGAAAACTAGAGTTTAACGCTACGCCTTCAGCTGGGGACGAGTTACAACAACTAAATTTACACGACGGATATACAAGAAGATTTTATAGCACTCCCACTATAACTATGGGAGTAGGAAATTATATAGTATTATGGACATTACCTGATTCAATTGTACCAGATCAGCCAGAAAAAGAAGTATGGTATTTATTTCCAACTTCTGTGGCTGAAATAACTTCAACTTCTCCAGTTTTAAATAACTTATCGTTTGATTGCGAAGTTTTTGCCAGTACTCTAGCAGGCACAAATTCTACTACTTATAGTTTACCTACTGCATATATTTTTGCAGTAGATATAGCTGGTTTAAGTAGCTTGACTTCAACAGGTCCAGCGCTACGAATGTATAATTCTGCTACTCCTCAAAAGAAAACATTTGACAGTAATTTTATGCAACTAGTGCCTTATGATATATCAAATAATTTTGCACTACCCACTGATACTAGCCCGCCTAATACTCCTAATTCTCCTACAGGCACCTCACTATACTTATCTACACCTACTAATCCCATATATTTGCTACCCAAAACCGCAGTGGCTTTTGCAAGTCAAAGAACTGTAGTAGATGAGTATAGTAGCAGTACAAACTACACAGACTGGGCAGTTTTTGATGTAGTGTTTAAACGCGTTGGACAGTACATAGAAAGTAGAACAATGCGTACCGCTAATGATAGTGAGCAAATGAGTTTTACGCCTCTTTTTGCAACATATTTTGCAGGCACATACACTAACTTAAGTATTATTGTAGCAGATGCTGATTTATATCAAGCTTCTGGTGCTGGTACAGGTGGCGGGGCTATTCCTACATACTCGTTAAGCAGCAATGTTAGTAGTGTTAATGAAGGCGGCAGTTTTACAATTGCATTAACAACAACAAATATAGCTAATGGTACTGCTATAGCATACACTGTAACAGGTATTGAGGCTCTAGACTTAACTGCTGGGGCTCTTACAGGTAATTTTACTGTTAACAATAATACTGCTACAGCTACCTTTACTGTAAGAAACGACAACCTTACTGAAGGCACACAAACTTTTAGACTACAAGTGAATACTGGATCATATCCTTACATAGATATAAGTATACTTGATACAAGTACAGCTGTTGTTACAGAGTATACTATAACTCCTGCTGCTAATAATGTAAATGAAGATTTTAATAGTTTATCAATAACCGTAAGCGGTACAAATACTACTGCCGGTACACATTACTGGAGTATTAATCACGTTACAACTACAGCAGCTGATTTTTATGCAAATTCGGGTTATTTTACTATGGCTAATGATTCTGGATCATTTTCAATAACTCCGCAAGTAGACAATATAACTGAAGGTGCTCAAACTTTTACAGTATCTGTTAGGCTTGGTAGTCCTAGTGGTGTTTTACTAGTTACGAGTTCCACTATTACTATTAACGATACTTCTTTGTGGCCTACTGCAGGTACGCTCCTTAGCGCTTCTTGTTTGTATGACTATGGAGTTAGCCCTTATACGCTCAGACAGGTTATAGCAAATGGCAGCGGTGGAAGCGGAAACTTTGATACTAGTAATAGTACTACTTGTGGATATATTGCTCCAGGGACCTTACAAAGTTCATCGTGTTTAAGTTATGGCGTTGCGCCTTATACGCTAAGAAACACTTACTACAATGGGCCAGACGCTACTTATGGCACTTATAACGTAGATACTAATAACAGCGCTACTTGCGGATGGACACAGACTTATAATGAAACCATAAGTGCTAGCCCTTCAATAGTTAGTTTAAACAGCTATACAGACCTTGAAATATTTGACGGATCACCTAATGCTACTGCTTATATAGTTTCAACTAACAATGGCGATGCACAACCAGCACTAGGAACTTTTACAAGTTCAACGCCTTTTTACCTCGACAGTTCAGGTTACTATATTAACACAGTACTAGGTTCTGCTATTAGTACCACTGCAGCAGATAAAAGACTCTGGGTTTATTTCCCTTATAGCGGCAACTACAGAAGTGCTCGTGTTCAAGTAGTTTTAAATGCAGGAACAGCAGTTGGTGGAGAATATTGTAGTGGAACTACATTATATCAAAACTACGCTAACGGTTCTGGCGGAACTTATGCACAAGTTGTAGAGTACTATAGTACTAGTTGCGGATGGACCCCTCCAACAGCAACATGGACAGTAAGCTACACTAATAGCAATTCAACTGGAAATATTAATGTTACAGTTAATGTAACATTAAGTGGCCCTTCACCTACAGCTCAAACTTTCTACTTTAGTGGTTATGTTTTGCAAAACAGTGCTGGGTTTGATTTACCTAGTGTTACTGTTAATGCAGGTGCTAGTTCAGGCTCAGGATTTGGTTGGTCAGGCTTTGTTAACGGAACCTCGCCTTATTCACTAATTACTTTAGTTGCAAGTGTTGAAATATCACCCTACACTATAAGCCCAAGTAGTAGAAATACAACTTTCTTCTTTAGTAGTAGTGGCGGAGGAATTGAAGCTTAAACTTCCACAAAAATTATACCCTGTCCATTAATTGGGCAGGGTATTTTTTTGCATTGACAACTCACCGCCCTTGTGGTATAATATACCAAAATGCAAGAACGTTTCAATATTTTTTCTTGACAAGCTTTTACCTTAATCTAAAAGGCAGACTTGCCGTTTGGATTATAAGTAAATATATAACCACTGCCAATAAGGAGATCTGATTATGGTAGATATTAATGATCACAGCCTGATTCAGACAGTTTCACTAGTTGCGTTAGCAGTTGTTGCTTTCTCAGTTGGAATACAGAAACTGCTAAAAGACTGGAAAAGTACTAGTGCGGAAACTAGCGTAATTACTTTAATGCACACAGAACTAGAACGTATGGGCGAACAGAATACATCACTAAGTGTAGAACTAGGTAGATTACACAACGAAGTAATCGCATTAAATACACAACTACAAATGTTAACTGTAGAAAATCAGCGGCTACAAACTGAGGTTATTGCTCTTACTAATGAAGTAAGTAGCTTTAAACTATTAAGACAAGGTATTAAAAATGGCAAGATCTAGACTATTAGACCCATCAATTGATCTTATAACAGATGGCGGTGACGTACTCTGGAGTTTTGTTCGTGGAGAGCAATTAGAGTTTCCTGTTACCTTAAACTTTGTAGAAAACGCAATGGCAGGCTACACATACGAAGCAGTAGTTGTTGAAGCAAATAATACTGTTGAACAGATTGTTACTCCTACAGCAGTTAAACCTGGCGGTATAACAAATATATTAACTGTTAGGGTTCCAACTAATCGTGGTAACTGGGATTCAGCTCAAGCTTATAACAAAGAAGAAATAGTTTATTATGGTGCAAAATACTATAAACTACTTAGTGGAGTAGCGGTAACAAGTTCAACAACACCGAACTTAAGCACTAACTGGGCAGAAACAACTTTAAGTAAAGTATACTTACAGTTTCCAAAAACTCTGGGCGCTACATGGACTCAGGTTCCTACAGTGTCTACCCCTGTTTATGGTTTCTTTGAACTACGAGTAACTGAACCACAAGACAATATTTTTAGACGTACCTGGAAACCTGTTCGAGGTATGGTAGAAATCCTATTCAGTCCTACATATAGCGCTGACGATTAAGGAGCTTTATGGCAGATACTAAACAAATTTTACTAACGGGTGTTCCGTATACTGCTCAAGTACAAACTCCGGTTGTTGTAGGTACTGACCCAACCAGTGGAATTAATTCTAGTACTGCTAATACAACATATACTACTCAGGTAACTACACCAACTTTAATTGGTACTGATTCCACTATTCAAGTTACTAGTAATCTTCCTACGGAATTACCAGTAGCAGGACAAGTAACCGATACTGCCATAGAATTTATAGCAACAAACTTAGGCGAAGACAGTGTACCTGATCCCCGCTTATTTAAGTTTTTAAGTGACGAATTTGGTTTAAGCGAACAGAAACTGTTTGATGTATTTAAGAATTTAAGTAATTTAACTACTACTGAAGAACAAGTACGCAAGCTACTGCAAAAAGTTCTAGCTGACATTACCACAAACTCAGACGTATTTAACCGAGTTTGGACTGCGTTTAGAACACATACAGATTCTACCGCTAATAGCGAATTAATACAAAAAGACTTTGAAAAAGTCCTAGCAGACTTAGCGAATAGCAGTGACCTATTATCCACAGATGTAGGCAAATATTTAACAGACGTAACAGCACTAGCTAATTTAAGTTACGCTGTTATATTGGTTGGTAAAACTCTACAAGATCAAACAATTGGTTTTTCAGATGTTTTAACCAGAATCGTAGATTTTAACAGAAACTTTTCAGACACAACTTTTACCACTGATGACTTTTTTGGTGAAGCTAATATTGACGATGATCAAATAGCACAAGTTTTTAAAGTTGTAATGGACTGGATTAGTTTACCAGAAACTTTTGCAGTTGATGTAACAAAGCCAGATGTACTAGACCAAGCTACGGCTAGCGAGCAAGCATCGTTAGAACCACAGTTGCCAAAGTTTGATCAGTTTGTGTCTAGTGACTTACAAACAAGCGTAGTAGGGTTAGCTAAAACAGAACAGACTTCTAACTCAGAACAACAATCGTTTGATGTTGTCAAACCTGACAGAACAGAAGAGGTTGTATCCAGCGAACAGCAAGCATTCGATGTAATCAAACCAGGTTTGCAAGATCAGTTTACAAACAGTGACATAGTTGATAACGCTGTTGGTAAAACGCGCAGCGACCAATTTACTGCTCAAAACGAATTATACAATTTTGACATTGATAAGCCAGACAGAACAGATCAAGCAACTACTATAGAACAAGTTGCTAAAGATGTAAGTGTTCCTGGTAATGTGGATCAGGTATCTATCTCTGAATTATTGTTAACCAAATTGATTGGTATAAACATAAATGAAATCGACTACTTTTTAGAAGATTACATATTTGACATAACAGACTACACTTTTAAAGCTGTTCATGCACGTGACCAAATCACAGAGCTTGCGGTTAATAAACAGTTTAGTGAACTAGTAGATGCCACGGACGACTTCTATGGCGCTGCTAATATTGACGATGACCAGGTTGCTACTTTTGGTAAAGTAGTTCTTGAACGTGTTAATTTTGCTGAAGCATTTGAAAGATTAGTAACTTATATTAGGCTGTTTACTGATACAGCCCAGATGTTAGAAGAAGTAAAGCTAGTTATAAGACCCCGATTTGCTGACCAAACATCAAATTCAGACTCGCTTACTTTTAGACCTAACAAAAGAATCTTAGACCAAGCACTAACAGGCGAAATAAGAATCTTTGATTTAGACAAAACTAATGTTTTAGATCAAGCTACCGCTAACGAACAAGCAGCTTTTTCAACAACTAAACCGCGAACAGACTCGGTAACTAACACTGACCAGTTTACTAGATTCTATCAAGCAGTACGAATTTTTAGTGAGTTAACACAAACAACTGATCGTGTCGAACAATTAGTTGAACGCGTTAGTTTAGAACAAATAGCATTTACTGAACTAGTAGAAAAAGTACTTCAAAAGTTGGTGCTAGATCAAGCCACAACAAGCGAACAACAAGCATTTGACTTTAGTGCAGTTTATAATGAACTAGTTGATGCTACCGATGACTTTTATGGTGCAGCTAACGTTGATGATGATCAAATTGCAACATTTGATAAAGTATTATCGGATTACGCAACCAATAGTGATGTTGTAATAACTGTTGCTGACTTCAATAGAGCTTTCTTAGAAACAGCCGCTAACACAGATTTAGCTACACTTAATTTTGCTAAATCAGTACTAGAAACAGTAACAACATCCGAAAGATTTGATGTTAATTTTGTTACTAGTCGCCAAGATGTTGTTAGCGTTGCAGAAACAGCAGCCGTTGATTTTAGCACAAGCAGAACTGAAACAGTTGCTCAAGCTGACTTATTTACACAAAGTATTGAACCTAACAAGTACGAAACAGTCTCGACAAGTGAGAATACTAACTATAGTGTTGGCTTAGAAAAATCAGAAACTGTAGTTACCACAGAAACTACTACGTCCGATATTACTACTAGTAAATCAGAAATAGCAAGTATCTTAGAAAACTTTGTTAGGGAATGGACTGCTTTTAGGAGCTTTACAGAAACTGTTGTACAAACTGATCAAGCAGTATTAGCTACAAACAAGCCTGTAACAGAAACTGTTGTAGCAAATGAAATATCTACAGCTACGGTTAATAAACAACAATTAGAAACAGTAGTTTCCGTAGAAACAACTAATAAAGACGTTAGTACTGAGTTCTCAGAACTAATAGATGCTACTGATGACTTTTATGGTGCTGCAAATATTGACGATGATCAAGTTGCTGCTATTGATAAGTTGGTTTCTGACCATGTAACAAACTCAGATGTATTTGAAAGATTAGTTAATTACTTAAGAACGTTCAGTGAATTACAGTCGCTAAGCGATTTTACAACAGCGGTAGTAGATAAAACTTCACTAGATACTGTAGTAACCGCTGAACAAAAACAGTTTAACACAAGTAAACCACTACAAGATAGTTCGACTAGTACCGATACTCCTCGTCTAAGCTTTAGCACAGATCGTGCAGATAGTTTAAATAACACAACAGATAACTTTAGTAGCCAATGGAATGCTGTTAGAGTACAAGCAGAAACAGTAAATACTGCTGAATTGTTTAAACTAAACACAGATAAGTCAGTTACAGAAACCGCCAATACTGCTGAGTTACTGCAAAAAACCACAACTACACAACATTCAGAAATTGTAAATACTGCAGAAACTTTTGTAAAAGATGCTACAGTAGACATACAAGAACTAGTAGATGCAACAGATGATTTCTTTGGTGCTGCTAACGTTGACGATGATCAAACCGCAACTGTTAACAAAGTAGTTGTTGACTATGCAACCAATTCAGAAGTATTTGAAAGATTAGTTAGCTACTTAAGAACATTTAGTGAGTTACAGTCTTTAAGTGATTTTACAACAATAACCACAGACAAAGCAGTTCTAGAAACCACCAATACCGCTGAACAAAGAATAGTTAATATTACTAATCAGCGCGCAGAAGTGGTTGCAGCTACAGACGTAAAAGAAGTAGCGTTTTCTACTAGCTTTAATAATAACTTAACTGGTACAACAGATAATGTTACTACCGAGTTTGATGCTAATAGAACTGTAACGGAAACTGTTACAAAATCTGATCAAACTACTTTAGTTACAAATAAATCAGTTCTTGAAACTGCTACAACAAGCGAAACAAAAACGCTTGATATTAGTAAACGACAGTTAGATTCTGCAATAACTGCAGAAACAGTTAACAAAGACACTACTACTGAATTTTCAGATTTAGTGGATGCAACAGACGATTTCTACGGTGCTGCTAACCTTGATGATGATCAAATAGCTACCGTTAATAAGAATGTTGCTGATCACGTAATCAATTCGGAAACAATAACAACATTAACAGATTTTAAGAGATCGGTTAATGAATCTCAAATTTTATCTGAAGTATTCGCTGCTGTAACTAACAAAGCACTTTCAGATATTACAAACAGTAGCGATACTGTGACTTTGCTTACTGCTCCCAACAAAAGGGAAACAGTATCAACATCTCAAACAATTTCACTTACTTTACAAAGCTATTTCTCTCAGGATTATGTAGAGTTGGGCTATACAGGTGAAACTTATACTTATTAAGGATTTTATATGTTACAAGACAACATCAAAACTAAAGGTACGTTGAGCCTAGTTCTAACGGACGAATTCGGCAACGTAAAGCAACAAGACGAGCATAACTTAGTAGTTAGCCCAGGTCTTGCTTATATTGCATCACGCATGAAAGATGCTACAGCAAATGTAATGAGCCACATGGCTGTTGGCGCTGGTAGTACAGCAGCTGCTGCTGCTAATGCGGCACTTGGTAACGAACTCGGTCGTGTTACCTTAACTTCTACTACAATCGTTACTACATCAGTAGCTAATGACGCAGTACAGTATGTTGCTACATTTGCTGCTGGTACAGGCACTGGTGCTATTACAGAAGCTGGTATTTTTAACGATGCTGTTACTGGTACAATGTTGTGCCGTACAGTTTTCGCAGTGATTAACAAAGGTGCATTAGACACATTGACAATCACTTGGAAAGTAACTGTAGCTTAATTTTAACGAGGACTACCTATGGCAACAATTATTACTCGCGTATTGGGTGCTACCGCCAAAGGTACTCCTCTTACTAATGAAGAAGTTGATAATAACTTTATCAACTTAAACACAGAAGTCGGTTTAAAAATGGTCAAGTCTGCTAATTTAAGTGATTTAGCAGACTTGCCTACCGCAAGAACAAATTTACAAGTATATAGCCAAACGCAGACTGTTGATCAAGCAGTTGCTATGGCTATTGCTTTAGGATAAGGACAAAAAATGGCTTTCAAATCAAAAATAACAGCAAACATTGGAGTAGACGCCAGTCCTAGTACCCTAACCCCGACTATTACAGCGGGACAAGCTGCTACTCTTATTGGTTTATCTATTGCCAATACCACAGGTGCTACAATTAATGTAAGTGCACGATTGGTAAAAAATGGTGGATCAAGTGCATTTTTAATCAAAAGCGCCGCAGTATTACCTGGCGGTGCTTTGGCCATTGTAGGTGGCGATCAGAAGGTAGTTGTTGAAGAAGGCGACTCGATTACCGCCTCAGCAAGCGCAGCAAATTCAGCAGACGCAGTAATTTCATTCTTAATTTAAGGAGTAGTCTATGGCAGTCATAGGAAATGCTCCATTTCAGGGGTTAGTCTCTGGTGGTAATATTTTAGATGCTTCGATTGAAGGCGTAGACTTAAGCACTAGTGCAATTGCAGCTAGACTTGGCTATACTCCTGTTGATCCTGGAGCAGCAGCCATTACAGGCGGCACAATCAATGGCACTACAATCGGTGCAACAACACGATCTAGCATTGCAGGTACAACAGAGTTAATTGGCCCTTCTGCTTCAGCAAACTTTACTCGTTTCCCCAATGCTTTAAGTGTTGTTTCAAATACTGCATCAGGCATTCAACATAATGAATCCGCATACATTGGTCAAATGGCTGAGGGTGTTTCCGTAGGAAGTACTTGGGGCGTAGGTGTTTATGGTGCAGGTTATACTAACGCATCAGGCACAGGCCGTGGTACTGGTGTAACTGGTGAAGGCCATGTTTCTACTGCTGCTGATACAGGTGTTGCCGTTGGTGTTCGTGGTTATGCAACTGACACGCACACAGGAAACTACAACATTGGTTTGTATGGTGATGCTGAAAATGGCGATACAGGCTTAACTTATGGTGGCAATGTTGCTTTGTTCTTGGCAAACGGAAGCATTGTTACTTCTGCTTCTGCTGCCAAATCTTGGTATTTAGGTGGCAACTTAATATTTGATGGTCAAGGTACAGCCAAAACAATTAGTGCAACCAATGGTGCAGTTATCAGTGTTTCTAGTGGCATTACAGGCACTTTGCCTACTGCCAATGGCGGTACTAACTTAACATCATTCACAGCTAATGGTTTAGTTTACGCTTCATCGACAAGTGCATTGGCTACTGGGTCTGTGCTGACTTTTGATGGAAGCACACTAGGACTTAGCACTGGTAATACTGGTGGAACTAACACAGTTAGTATTAATAATACCATTGCAAATGGTTATTCGGCACTAACAGTAAAAAATACTGGTGCAAGCGGTAAAACATATGAAGCTGGTGTTGGTGGTAACGGTACAGCAGGAAATTATCAAAATAACTTCTATATCAGGGATACAACAGGTAATCCAAGTTTTTATGTAAATAGTGCAGGAGCTGGAGTTGTAGGTAATTTAAGCGTAACAGGAACTACTACATTTGATGGTGATATCACAACAACGCTTGGTAAATTCTATGTTGTTAATACATATGGCTACTACTTTGGCACTTCAGCTAATTTAACTGGATTCACAGGTTCTAATGGAACTGGTGCAATTAGTGTTAGTACATACGGAACTACAAGAGCAACTTTTGATCTAAATGGTGTTGCTGTTACTGGTTATTTAAGTGCAACTGGTAATACAACAGCTTTAACCGCACAGTTTGGAACTAACCCAGCTGGCGTTTCAATTGGCGTTATAGGTATACCAAATCAAAAAAGAATTTATGGGCGTAATACAGCAAATACCGCAGATATAAATATACTGTATGTTAGTGGTAACGATACTGTTGTTTTTGGCCCTTCTGATGTTGCCACTTTCTCCACCGCCGGTCTTGCAGTAGATGGTACTTTATCAATTGGACCAGCTTCAGGAGCTGGCGGTATAGCCGTAGGCTCTGCTGCTGGTCGTGCACAGTATCAATATGTTAACTTTGGTGGTGCAGTTGGTGGTACTGATTATGCTTGGCAAATTGGTCGTAGTCCTAGTGGTGGTGTTGGCCCTGCCGATGGTTTTTATATTTATGATCTTAAAGCATCTGCTACTCGTTTAAGTATTAATGGTAGTGGCAATGTAGGTGTGGGTACAGCTGATCCACAAAATAGGTTGCATGTTGGAGGTACAGACACAATAGTCAGATTGAGTGATACAAACGGAGGCGTGTGTTTTTGGGGATCTGATTCAGTCGGTACATTTTGGCGGTCTTTTACTTATGATACATTTAGGTGGCTTAGGGCTAGTGGTAATGAAAGCATGCGCCTTAACTCAAGCGGTAACCTAATAATTGGAACTAGTATAAATCATACTGCCGCTCAATTATATGTAGAAAATGCAATTAACGTAAATTATAGTGGCGAAATTGCGATGCGCTATAATGTAAGTGGACAGTCTACTAGTTACTGGAAAGGCATGACAGGCACTATGCCTGGTGCTGGAGGTAGCGCCCGAGGCCTACACTTTTTCAATTATGATGCAGATAGCGACGAAGGTATTAATTTCTGGACAGGACGCCCAGGATCTGCCACACAGCTAATGAAATTAACTGCTGCAGGCAATTTAGGTATGGGCACTACTAATCCTGCAGGATTGTTAGATATTGGAGCAAATACTTTAAATTCAAATATATATTTTAGAAATAATGGTTCTTATGGCAGTGGTGGTGGTGGTGGAACTAGTGTTAATGTGGTTTTTGGCGGAGTTAATATAGCCAGAATAGCTAACACAGGCACTGGACAACGAGACGCTCATTTTACATTACTTGATGAAAATGTGGTCAAGGTTAGTATTGCAGCTAATAGTGCTAGAGGTGGTCCAACATATTTTAATACTGGCGGTAATTTTGGTATTGCTCAAACAGATCCACAAGAAAAATTAGATGTTAATGGTAACATTTATATTCACACTGCTACTGGTAATCCTTACTTAAGAATCAAAACTGATGCTGCTGGTAATAACCCATCAATTCGTATGCAAGCAAATACGAACTACTGGGATATTCAATCAACATTTTCTAACACCAATGATGAATTAATGTTTATCTATAATGGTGCAAATAAAATGCACCTAAGCCCTCTTGGTGGTGCTGGTTTAAGTATTTCAAACGGCGGTAGTCAAATAGGGCGGTTTTCAGTTGACACAGATGGACATGTACAATTTGTACGCGGTAGTAGTTTAAACGGTCAAGATTACAATTTCCGTTTCTTAAAACTATTTAAGTTAACAACAGCTGCAGGGGGTAACTCCACAGAAGTAAAAGGCACGCTGTCTTTAAGCCGTGTTAATGAAATTGGTGTTAGCTTAATGGCTGAGATTTATGCTACACAAGGCTATGACAGCCAAATTCGTGTATGGCACAAACGTATTGCTGGTCCAGAAGGATCGTATAACTTTAGATTTGTTACACTTGTTGATGCTGGTAGTACTTATTTATGTTTAGAATTTATCAGCGCTCCTGGATGGAGTAGTTGGCAATTTCAAGGTTCAGTTATAGATCACAGTGGTGCTCGTGGTAATTTTGATGTTAGCGCTGCTGAAAACTTAACTGTTAAAGAAGTAGGTCCTTGGACAAGCGTTAGTGATCCTGGTGTTCCAATACAACAAGACGCTACATACGGTCCAAAACTTTTTGGTACTAATAACTATGATTATGGTATTGGAACTAATGTAACAGTAGCTAATACGCATATATTTGGTGTTCCACAAACTAATGGTAATTATGGCGAAGCAATGCGTATTAAAAGCAATGGTTATGTTGGTATTGGTGTAACTGACCCTACTCATACTTTGCATGTATCGCAAGGGTTACGAATGGAAGCGTTTGGTGGCGATTTGTATTCTCTAAATGGTACATTGTCTTATTACAGCGCAACTAATGGTGTATATTTAAATGGACCAGGTCCAAATGGATGGTTACGATTAAACGGTGCCGGAAGTGAAAACGATGTAAATTCGATTAATATTTATGGATCAGCAGGTGCTAGGATTGAATTTAGAACAGCCGCCACTGAACGAGGCAGAATAACCTCTGGTGGTTACTTTAAAATTAGTAATACTGGAGTTTATGCAAATACAGCAGGCTCATATCACGAGCTATGCTCTAGCGGTGACCGAACATTTCAGTTCATGTGTACGGCAACTACCGGCAATTTAAATAACTTCATTTACTTTGGCGGACAATCACCAAACAATACAAGCTCATACTTTCTTGCTTGTGATGATACCACTAACACAAAAGCTATCATTTATTCAAATGGAACATTTGGCTCGCGTAGTAATAGTTATAGTGCTCTTTCTGATGTCAAACTAAAGCAAGACATTGTTAATGCTACATCGCAATGGAATGACATTAAAAATCTGCAATTCCGCAAATATCGCTTTAAAGAAAACCCAACAGGTCCGTTGCAACTTGGTTTGATTTCGCAAGAAGCCGAACTTGTATCACCAGGTTTAGTTTTTGAATCACCAGACACAGTTCGTGATGAAGAAGGTAACACAGTTACAACAGGCGAAGTAACCAAGTCGGTAAAGTATTCGATTTTGTACATGAAAGCTGTGGTTGCTTTACAAGAAGCAATGACACGAATCGAGCAACTTGAGGCACGTTTAAATGCTGCAGGTATCTAAGTCATGGAGAACTTATGAAAAAATTAAAAATTGGAGGTAATCCATGAGTTACATAGGAAATAGTCCAGGAGTAGCGTCACAACGTGTGACGACTACTCTAACAGCTACGGCTGCACAAACTCAGTTTACTACCCAATCAGGCTATGTTTTAGGTTACGTAGATGTATACTTAAACGGTGCTAAATTAGTAAACGGTGTAGACTTTGAAGCTATCACTGGCACTTATATTACACTGTTTAGTGGAGCTGCTGCAGGCGACGTGATTGAATTAATCAGCTACGTTCCACGCGGTTTGTCCGATGGTTATACCAAAGCCGAAGCAGACTCAAAGTTCTTAGACGTTGGTGGTGATACTGCCACAGGCAATTTGAGTTTTGCTACTGCTACACTAAGCGGTAACTTAACACTTAATGGCGGTACGGCTAATGGTGTGGGTTATTTAAATGGCTCAAAAGTCGTAACCGCTGGTAGTGCATTAACCTTTGACGGCACCGTTTTAGCCGCACCTACACTAAACTTGACCAATGCTTTAGGCATTGCTTACGGCGGTACTGGACAAACAACTGCTAACGCAGCACTAAATGCCTTATTACCCACACAAACTGGTAATGCGACCAAGTATCTGCAAACTGACGGAACTAACACAACGTGGGATACTATTAGTATTTCCACAGCAGATATCACAGGCACACTGCCCATAGCCAATGGCGGTACTGGAGCAACAACTGCTGCAGCCGCACTAACATCTTTGGGTGCTTATGCTGCTAGTAACCCAAGTGGTTATACTACAAACTTGGGAACTGTGACTAGTGTGGGGGCTAGTGTTCCAGCATTTTTGTCTGTTGCAGGCTCACCAATTACAACTTCGGGTACTTTGGCAATTAGTTTGTCGGGTACTGCATTGCCTACAACATCAGGCGGTACAGGGCTTACTGCATTTACTGCTAATGGCATTGCATATGCAAGTTCAACAAGTGCATTGGCTACTGGTTCAGCGCTGACTTTTGATGGCACGAATTTAGGTGTTACTGGTGTACTTAATATTGATGCAGCAGATGCAGCAGTCGGTTTTCGTTTGCGTCAAAACGCCACAATTGGGGCTGGGACTGAGTTTACAGCAACCGTTACTGAAAATACTGGCGTTACATTTGATTCCACAGATGGTGGGGCGACTGCCCGTAGTTTTATTTGGACTCAAGTTGGCTCAGAACAAATGCGCCTAACCAGCACAGGTCTGGGTATTGGTACAAATAGTCCTGCTTCAAAATTACAAATATCTGATGCTGCTTCCCCAAATATGAGATTACACTTTACTGGCGCAGCAGCTGCTGGCAACAAGGGTATCTTATATTTTACACATAACAGAAATAGTGATTCTACTCAGGAACTGCTTGGATATATCCAAGGCGTAGCCGAAGATAATCAATCTGCTGGTGGTATAAGGTTTGTTGCAAGAAATAATACAGATGTTGAAGCAATGCGTATTACTAGCGCAGGTAATGTTGGTATTGGTACAACTAATGCTAGTAGAAAATTAACTATTGATAATAGTTCTACAACAAATAATACAGTTACAGTAGAACTTATCTCTCCTGGAACTAAATCTTTGTATATTGGTTATGACACAGATGGTACTTCTGCAACACTATACAGAATTCGTACTGCTGGTAACATACCTCTAAGATTTGGTAATAGTGCTGATAATAATTTATTATCACTAGGTAATGATGGTAATGTACTAATTGGTACTACAGCCACTAACACTAATAGCAGCAAACTAGTTGTAAACGGAACAATTTCACAAACTGTTGGTGGTACTCAGTACTTGGTAGTTGACCAGTCGGACATTGGCACAGCACCCAATGAAATTCCATTAAATCAATATCTTGGTAACATGGCGTATGCCGATAGTGCTAATTATTACAACACTGGCATGACTACGGGATTCCGTAATCGTATTATTAATGGCGATATGCGTATTGATCAGCGTAATGCTGGTGCTAGTGTTACAACAAGTGTTTTACAGCAAGGTACTTTTACACTAGATCGCTGGAGTTATTACAATGACGTTGTTTCAAAACGCACTATTCAACAAAGTACAATAGCGCCTCCAGGATTTAAAACTTCTTTAAAAGTTACTATAATTGCTACGGATACTTCTGGACCGCAACAATTTTTAAGACAAGCAATTGAAGGTTATACCGTAGAAGATTTAAACTGGGGTACAGCAAATGCTCAATCTGCAGTTTTATCTTTCTGGGTACGTTCAAGTGTTATTGGTCAGCATGGCGGGGCTATTCAAAGTAATAATACCGACCAATGTTTTCCGTTTGCATACACTATCAATGTTGCTGACGCATGGGAATACAAAACTATAAATATTCCTGGTACAACAATAGGAACGTGGCCAACTACTAATGGTCACTGGGGTTCGATTCAGTTTGAAAATGGTCCTGGTTACCAAAAATCTCCAGCAAACGAATGGATAGCTTTAAATGCAACATCGTCAATAGGTTCTGTTAACTTATGTGCAACTAATGGTGCAACTTGGTACATTACAGGCGTTCAGTTTGAAAAAGGAACAGTGGCAACACCGTTTGATGTACGACCTTATATAGCTGAGTTGGCTTTGTGTCAAAGGTATTATTGGAAAATTACAGGCGAAAGTACGAATACTTATCCAAGCGTAGGTGCTGGTGGATATATAACTTCTACCTACTTTTCTGCATTTGTTCCATATCCAGTTCAAATGCGTGCAACCCCAACTTTTTCAATAGGTACAGGTCTGTTTGTAAATACAGTTTCTTATCCTGCTATTAGTTCTATTGCCGCAAGTTATTCCAGTAAAAATTCAGGTAGGGTAGATTTCTACACAGCAACCAGTACTGCTGGATTTGGTGGAAACGTTGGTTTAAATGCTGATACAGCGAGTTTTATTGCAGCTTCTGCGGAGTTATAAATATGTATAAACAATGTCCCTTAAATTTGCAAAATAATCTACCAGCAACTTCTGTAATTCGTATTGCCGATGGTGCTTGCATCCCATTTGACCCCGACAACACCGACTACCAAGCTTACTTAAAGTGGCTTGCCGAAGGCAACACACCAATACCAGCAGAGGAGGCTGAATAATGGCAATTCAATCAAATTTTCCAAACTTAAAGCCAACTCTGCTATTAGACTTTGCAAATACAGAAACACTAGATCCACGTGTTACTTTTACACGTGGAACTCCTGCTACCTATTATGATGGTAAAACTACTGTGATGGCAGAACAGAATACGGTACTATATTCACAAGATTTTAGTAATGCATACTGGACAAAAAGTGCGGTTAATGTTAGTTCTGGAATAACAGCCCCTGACGGAACTTCAACCGCAAACACATTAACCGAAACTACAGCAAATAACAACCATGCAATGTGGACAGTCTCAGGTCCAATTGTTACTACTACAAATATTTCATCTACGTTTTCTATCTACGCAAAAGCCGGAACGTGTTCTACGTTTGCAATTCAAATTTATCGTTCAGGAGCATCGTTCTTTATCGATTTTGATTTGTCTACTGTTGCTAGTAGCGTAAGAGGTGGAAATGGTACATCTTCTATTACTGCCGTAGGTAATGGGTGGTATAGGTGCACAGCAACATCTAGCGCACTAGGATCAAATACATGGCAGTTTGAAGCATATATGACTTCTTCATATATTGGTGCTACTAGTTATGTAGGTACTAGTCGTACTTTATCTTTATGGGGTGCTCAAGCCGAAACCCGTTCTGCGGCAACCGCCTACACTCCAACAACAACGCAACCCATCACAAACTACATTCCCGTTTTACTAAGTGCGGGCGGTAATCAAGCAAGGTTTGACCATAACCCTACTACAGGTGAATCGTTGGGTTTGTTAGTTGAAGAACAGCGCACAAATCTAGCAAGCTATTCGGCAGATTTAGGTAACACATCAGCATGGCCTCCTGCAGGCATTACTACTATATCAAATGCTAGTATTGCTCCTGATGGTACTTTGTCGGCTATGCGTATGGTTGCCGCTACAAGTAGCGGCGACCACGATTTATATCGATATTTTAATTTAAGCAATTCTTCATACACTCTCTCTATTTATGCTAAATATTCAGGTGCGCATCTTGCATTAAGTGCAGGTATATCAAATCCTTGGGCAGGTTGTATTTTTGATTTGCAAAATGGTGTAGCAAAAACACCTCAAGGTACTGGAATGACTTGCACAGCAAGCATTCAAAGTGTTGGTAATGGTTGGTATAGGTGTTCAATCACATATACAGGAACTTCATCATATGGTACGTACGTAATCATTAGTAGTACAAATAATGTTAATGCCACAATGGGGCCGTATGGATTTATTGCTTACCCTGGTGATGGTTGGAGTGGTGTACAACTTTGGGGTTGTCAATTAGAAGCTGGTGCTTTCCCAACTAGTTATATCCCCACTTTAGCTTCAACAGTTACCAGATCACCTGATAACGCAAATATAACAGGCGCTAATTTTACAAGTTGGTTTCAACCACAACAAGGTTCTTTGTATATTGAATCAAGTTATCCTAAATCAGGAACAAGAAGCCCGTTTCAAATTGGTTCGTCAATATCAAACAGATATGGGTTTTATACTCCCGATCAAGCTTTAAATTATTATGATGGTTCAGTACCTTTTACTACATCGTTTTCAAGTACATCAAGCAAAATTGCGTGTTCTTTAGTTAATTACGATATTGCCGTTTCTTTTAATAATAGTACAGCATCTGCAATTCCAAGTGGAAGGTCTTTATTAAATGCTGACAAATTAACAATTGGCAGTGCAGATTATGGCGGCGAATATATTTGTGGCACAATTCGCAAGATTGCTTACTATCCTGCTCGTTTATCAAACACACAGCTACAAGCTTTAACTACTTAAGGAACAAATATGAACATATGTGTAAAATTTGAATCTGAACAAGCAGCTAAAGCAGTTTTGTATCGCACAGAGGGTGCTGTAGAAGCCAACCCTGAAATGGGTGTTGAAGCTACTCCAGGATATACGGTACCAAATTTCCGTAACATTGATATCATTGGCACAATCTACAAACCAACTGGTGCAACACAAACGATTGATGGCATGCAACAGCCAGTTATGGCAGCACAACCAGGTTACCACTGCAACGTACTAGTCACACAAGACGAAGACGCCAGTGTGTTAGCACCTTATATAATTGTTCCCACTACTCGCGTGCGCGTTTGGGCAGGAGAGCAACTATGAAAATAAAAAAGAACGGAGTTAGCCAATGAGCAAAGCATTAGAATTAGCCAAGTTCGGCCGGGAAACACCCCCGACTGGCGTGGTTGTGGGTGACACAGACGCTCAAACACTAAGTTCAAAAACGTTTTCGGACATGCCTGTGTTTAGTTCAGGAACTGCAAATACAGTTGCCTACTTAAACGCCAGCAAGGTCCTGAGCTCTTCAACTAGCTTAAGTTTTGACGGATCAAACTTAGGTATTGGTGTACCTAGCCCAGCTGCTACACTTGACGTTTACGGTGGTGCTAGTGGTCGTTTACAAATCTACTCAAGTGCTAGCGGTAACTTTTTAACAAGTAAAGTTGCTGCTAACACTGGTTACCAGATTTTAAATTATCTTGGTAGTCAACACGTTTGGGGTGACGGTACAAATACCAAGATGGTTATTGATGCTAGTGGTAACGTGGGTATTAATACACCTACTCCAGCTTTAAAGCTTGATGTAAATGGTAGTATTAAAATGTCTGGTGGTACAGGTACTGCTTTAACATGGGACACTGCTATTGGATCTCAATATTTAAAGTATGATAGTACACTTGACGGTTTAATTTTAGCTGGATACGGTGGACTAGGGTTTAGAGTAGCCGGTTCTGCAACCAACGCTATTACTGTTAGTTCAACAGGTAATTTAGGTATTGGTGCAGCTCCAACAGCTGTAACTGGTTTTGGAATAAACAAATTCCTTGAAATTGGTGGTGCTTCTGTACCTGGTCTCGTGTTTAGACCCACAGGATCAACTAGCGAACACTCAGTATTAGGTGCAGGTGATGGGCTATTAATAGGTGCAGCAGGTGCTGCTACTGCAGCTGGTAACAACGTTATTCGTTTCTTTACTTCAAATACAAACTCATCTACTTCTGTAACAGAACGACTTAGAATTGCTTCAAACGGTACTATAGTAAAATATGGGGCTAATGGTGCTTTGCAGTTAATGGACGGTAACACTGCTGGTGGTGTTAAAATTGGTGCATACGCTGCAAATTTAACCACAGATGGTTATTTAGCGTTTGAAGGTTACTCAATTGAGTACGGCAGATTTGATTCTAGTGGCAACTTTATGGTTGGAGTTACATCTACGTCAGCTATTGCAAATAGAAATATAGACGTTAATGGAACTGGTGACGCTTCATTTAATGTAAGAGTAGGTGGATCAACGGTTGCTTATCTCTACTCTACTGCAGGTCAGACAATATTAGGCACAAATATTAATATTCCATTAACTTTTTATCCTAATAATGTAAAGAGAATGAGTATTGGTACTGATGGTACAGTGACTATAGGTAATGCGGTTGCAGCTACTAACGTTAACTTACATTTAAATGGTGTTGCTAACAAAGCCAAGCGATTGGTTTTTCAAGACTCAGGTGTTGAGCAGTGGCTTATTGGTTCAGGTGCTGCAAGTGAAAACGATGCGTTTGAACTTTATAATGCAAACGGGCAAATGGCATTAACATTTGCAAAAGCCACATCTAATGCTGCTTTTGTAGGAAATGTAAAAGTCGGCTCAAACACTTCTAGTGGACAAACATTAGTAGTAAACGGAAATGGTGATAGCGGTGACGGAGCATCAATTGCTATTCAAGTTGTTGGATCAACTAAATATCAAATAGGCCGAGCAGCAGGTATAGTAAGCGGAACATCTGCTGCTTTTGGATATTGGGCAGCATCTGGTTTAGGGCATGAGTGGTATGCAAATGGCGGTGCTACTGCTAATATGACCCTGTCAGCAGCAGGTAATGTAGGTATTGGAACAACTCCTACGACTAGTGCTAGACTTCAAGTAGAAGGTTACACTGATTTTTGGAACTCTACTAATACGTTACTACGTGTAATGCATGATGGCACACGTAGTAGACTGCAGTCATATACAGGTGGCGGAGCAGGTAATATTGTTTTAAATCCTGATGGCGGTAATGTTGGTGTTGGTATATCTAATCCACTAACAGCACTTCAAGTAAGTGGAACAGTTCGCGCAAGTACTGGGTATATGATTGGTGCTGATAAATACATATGGCAAGGAAATCAGTACACAGGTGGGCTTACCGCTAATGATATTATTATTGCTGCTGCCAGTACAGGATCGACTGTTATTTGGGCGGCTGATATAGGTAATGTATTTAATGTAAAAGCATCTGGCGAACTTGTTATTAATCAACAGGCTGCTAATTACAATTTCCGTGTTAGGTCTACTGGTGACGCAAATATGTTGTTTGTTAATGCTAGTACTAATCGTGTTGGGATTGGTACAAGCGATCCACAGGATATGTTGGATGTAGCAGGAAATGCCAGAATAGGTCAAAATCAAATTGTATCTAATGCTACTGTAGGTTCTTTGAGTATTCATAGTGGCATGACTTTTAATACTGGTAATGCTCAACTTAAATTGTTTGGCAGATCAGTTGATAATACTGGATTGACCTATGAGCTGGGTAGAATATCCAGCGGTAGTTTTGGCAGCCCTTACACAATTGGTGGTGGTTTAGCGTTTTTTACAGCCGAGAATAACGGTGCAAATGTAATGACACTGTATGAGCGTATGAGAATTACCGCTGGTGGAGCTGTAGGAATAGGTTTAGGCGGTGGTGATCCAGCAGCTAGCTTACATGTACAAATGTCGCGTACTTCATCAACTAGCGGTATTGCCTTAATATTAGCTGACAATGTAACTGGTGGTCAAACCAATAATGTTTATAAGGCTATTAGATCTGCTAGTAATAATGGTGCTTCGCAATCAGAAATTCGTTTTGTAGAGACTGATGGTACTAATAATAATACTGCTATTGCATTTGCTACAGCACATACTGCTGGAGGCTTAAGCGAAAAAGCTAGAGTTACTCCTGATGGTCAACTTATGGTTGGCACAATGGTAGGTAATGCAGGCAGTGGTGGTATTCATGCAACAGGTTCAATTCTTCAAGGTGGTGCAGGTTTATATCAACAGCAACTTTCTATTACTGGCGGCAACGCAATTCAATCATATGTTTTGGGTGTTGGGTATACTGATTTGCGTCTTAATCCACTTGGTGGAAATGTACAAATAAATACTACAAGCACTGTTGATGGAAATGGAGCAGCATTAGTAATAAATTGTGCCTATCCAAAAACTAGGATGGAAATTCGTAATGATGAGTCAGCAAACGGTTTATACGCTATTACTTTTAGAAATGTTAATGGACTGGTTGGAAACATTACAACACAAGGTAGCTCAACCGCGTTCAACACATCGTCTGATTATCGTCTAAAAAACACTATTACACCAATGACAAATGCATTGGCTAAGGTGGCTTTGTTAAAACCAGTTACTTACAAGTGGAACGCTGATGGCTCTAATGGTGAGGGCTTTATTGCCCATGAATTAGCTGAAGTTTGCCCGCAAGCGGTTTTTGGCGAAAAAGATGCCTTAGAAGCTAACGGAAGTATTAAGCCTCAAGGTATTGATACTTCATTCTTAGTGGCTACATTAACAGCAGCAATCCAAGAACAACAAGTAATCATTCAATCACTCAAGGCACGTTTGGATGCCGCTAATCTTTAATTTTTTAACAAAGGACTCCAAAATGGAATTCAAAATCGTACAACTAGAGCGCCAACTACCAAGCGGCGGAATCACAACAGCACACTGGACTGTGTCAAAAACAACTGATGGCACTACTGTGTCAAGTTATGGTGCACAAGGTTTTCAACCTGATGCAACTGCTACTGGATTTATTGCTTATGCACAAGTCACAGAAGCCACAGTCATTAATTGGATCAAAGCCGCAATGGGTACTGAAGGTGTTGCAGCCTTAGAAGCTTCTTTAGACTCACAGATTGCTCAAATCAAAACTCCAGCTACCGCAACTGGCATGCCTTGGATTGTAACACCAGCACCCACAGCACCAGCTACACCAGAGTAAAATGTAAATGTGGTTATTTGAATTTATACCACAAACCTTGTTTTACTTATTGTTTTTAGTATCAGGAATAGGCTACGCAATTAGCCTATTCCTTCCTAATCCAATATTGCAAAAACAAGTAAAAATTACCAGCGTTATTGCACTAGGTGTATCTATTTATTTACTGGGTATGCTTTATGTTAATAACTTGTGGAAAGCTCGAGCTGAAAAGCTACAACAACAAGTTGTGGAGCTAGAAGCCAAAAGCACAACTACTAACACAGAAATTAAAGAACGTGTGGTTACCAAAACCCAAATTGTCAAACAACGTGGTGATGACGTCATCAAGTACGTTGATCGTGAAATTGTCAAAATCAACAACAACTGTGTAGTTCCACAAGAATTTACACAAGCACATAATCGTGCCGCGGAGCAACCCAAATGAAGTTATTAGCAATCGCACTCATACTCACACTTAGCGGATGCACTACTGTAGTACCAGTTACCCAAAAATTTCCAGAAGCACCTGGACTACAGTCACAAACACGCTGCCCTCAACTGCAAAAATTGGAAGCAAACCCACAGTTAAGTGACGTTGCTAAAACCATAACCATTAACTACACAGAGTATTATACTTGTGCAGTTAAAACAGACGCTTGGATTGAATGGTATGCCAAGCAAAAGATTATTTTTGAAGGACTAGGTAAATGACCCTAACTCAAGCTCAGTTAAAGCAAATTATTCCTAAAAATCCTTATGTAGA